AAATTGAGTATCCTCATTATCTGAAGTTGACATGAGAGCACCAGCCGCCATTCCCGCCATTCCCGCCAACATTCCATAACCACTTGCCCGTGCCATTTTTTTATTACCCAATTTATTTGTTCCTCTCGGTCTACCCATTCCCCATGCATGAAATCTTTTTAATCTACTACCACCATTACCCCCAATCGTACCAGTAACCAAAGATGATGCCATCATGGATGTTATTTCTCGCAACAATTGATTTCGTTCTACATCTGCAAGTCAAAATCTACTTAACAATTTTCCAATACCAGCAACCGATGAACCCAATAATATCAATGTTGTACCAAATTCACCAAACCAATTATGAAATAGACCTAATGTTTTATTTACTACCTTTATTAATGTTCCTATACCCATTAATATACCATCAACCATACCAATTAATGCTTTCATGAGTGGTGCCCCCTCGCCAAACATTTTTTGTATAGGTTCTAAAATATTAATATTAAAAGATTTAAGTATTCTACCAAAACCAATTTTATTAATACCATTTTTAATATCTTCGAGGTTTTGATTCATTTTTAATCTTTGATCAAACGTTCTCATAGCATCCGGATCTTGCGCTCTTTGACGCATTTTTACAAGTTCGGGAACCGATATGCCCGTTTGTTCTGCCAATATATTACGCATAAAGGGTTGATCAAACTTAGTATCACTAATAGATCCCAATTGTCCCATTATTGAACGCATAGCTTTATCAGTCTGTCCGGCAAATTGAAAACGAGCCGCTTCCATTAAATTAAACCCTTTACCCAAAAATATAGAAGCTTTCATTTGACGTTGTAATACATCATCTAAACTACTTAAACTATCCAGTGATTGGGCTATTGATGCAAAATTTAATCCTAATTGTTGTGATGCAGTAACAGCACGTAATGTATTTTTTAAACCTTGACCGGAATATTTAGCAAAAAATTCAGAATTCTCACCCAAAGTATCTAATAATTTGGTATAAGAAATACCTAAATCTTTAGATACCATTACTAATTGTTGTAATAATACATTATTATGATCTATGGACTCACCAGTTATACTTCGAAGGGTTTCTAAATATTTCATAGCTTCATCATTGGCAATATTTAAATTAGTATTATACATACTAATATTACCCAATGTTTCAGAAGAATAATCTGCCATTAAACCAAACGACTTCTGTAAATTCATTGCTGTTTTAAATTGCTTCAAACCAGAAGTCTGCATTTTTAAAAATTCAGTTTCTTCTAATGTTCTTCTATTTGTCTTTTTGAATTGAGAATACATATCCTCAGCAAAAAAACCTTCATCGGCAAAATCGTCTATTCTATTTAATGCAACAGTTGATTGATGAGCAATAGCCGCAATAGTTCCGGTGACACCTTTTATATGTGCCAATCCACGAAACATTACACGTTTATTTTCATTATATTTTTCTTTTAATCTACTAAAAAGTCCTCTTTCATTTCCTTCATTAGCAGTAGATATATCTTCTTTTAATTTCGATTCATATCTTGTTTCATTTAATTTTTTAATCTCCTTAGCCATATCCGAAAGTACTTTTCTTGCTTCTTCGGTAGCTTTTCTTTGTTCTTGTATATCCTTTATATCTCCGGATTTTCAATTAACATCGGCTCTATTTTTCTTTACCCAATCTTTTATAATTTTATATTCTTTCGAATTATTTTTTGATATTCTTTCGGCAATTTTAGTAACCTCAGTATTATTATCCAATACTTTCTTTTCCAAATTCAAAAAACTGGTAAATTTGGATGATAATTCTTCTAATCTTTTATTATTTTTATTTATTTCTTCAGCATACGACATATCACCATCTTCACCAAAAAATTTATTTATTAAATTTGGTAAATCCCCCAAAGAAATGTTTAAACCCGATAAATGTTCACTGGATGGCATGTTATGTTATATTTGGATTAGTCGTATTAGTTTGTTCCGATGATAATGATTTACTTTTAATATCATCGTATTGTTTTTGTTTTTCTTTTCCAACATTAATTAAGAAGTCTATATAATTTATTCTAACATCGGTAGGCATCATCATTATTTCATAATATGTTTTATTGTCATGATGCATTAAATTATATAATTGTTCTTCAAAATTTTTATAGTTCAGGAAAAAAAAATGTTTCGTCTGTAGGAACGGTATAATCAACAACATTTTCGCATGTAGGGCATTCATAGTCTATATTTGCTGATACCACGCCTGATATCTCATTTAATGTCGAACGAATATATTTCATATCCCTAATTGGTAGATTATCTACATAGTCTAATAATTCACCTAATTGTTCAGAATTTTCAACCGGAGCTTCAATAATAGACAATGCTGTAGTTAGTGTATATAATCTATCCGTTTTATCATTCATTTTTCCTAATATATCAGTAAAGTTCCTCATATCATGACCATCTAATATTTTTATGGCAATAGATTCACCACTTACAGGAAGTTTTAATTCATATCTATTGTTATGTTTAACTTTAGGATCCTCTATTGGTTCACCCTCTTTAATATTAGAAAGTTCAAACGTATGTTTAGGATTTTTTTCACCACATTTTGGGCATATTATATCTTTGACCATAACTTCCTGACCCAGATTCATTATTCGAACAGCTACAATCGCATATAACCAATCCGATACTGTTAAATCATTGGGTTCAAATTCTTTATCTACACATAAATGTTTCAATAACATATTAAGGGTTGTACCCTTTTTTGCATAATCCGGATTAGAGAACATATCTTCGTCTCTACCTTTCATATAACGAAACTTAATTGTACCATCAGCAAGATATGAATCTTTTGAATATACCTTACCTTCCGATGGCAATGGGATTTCTTTTACTCGTTGATTCTCATCAATAGTTGGAGTATCATATTTGATGTTACGTTGCGTTTCGAATTTCTTTCCTAAAATATTGTTCATATATTTCCTCTATAAAATTTTCTTTGTTTCTAATATTAAATATGGTCAAAAAATAAAAAAGGGAATTCAAATGATATGAATTCCCCCATAATGATTATTGGAATTAATTTAAAAACTCAATTTAAAATCTATGAATAAAATCATCATAACGGATTGAGAGATTAATTTGTACTGGTTCTTCAGAATCCCATGACATGGTTCCGAAATCAGCGCTGACGATATGACAGTTGAAATAATCCCATCGCTCTACGACATCGTTAACACCACCCATTACTTCTAATGTGCAACGTCTGCGATAAAAAATGGAATAACCCATTTTACCAGTCCATGTTTCACTTTGTGTTGCTAATCATGCCGACACATATTGTGCTGTGGATGGAGTTACATAATCCATCATTGTAATGTTTAATGATTCGTAACGTGGACGACCAATTTCATATCTATATTTGTTGATATGAGGTATTTCGATGTCTTCAAATGATACTGATGGTCGGGGCGCTTCTTTAACTAACAATTTAGTTGTAGGATCACCGTCGATACTAAAAAGAAACCTGTTTGTGTGTTTCGTTTGTAGCTGGTGAGTACCCCTTGTTAATCCTTCTGGTTGTATATACATGTTGTTTATATTTTTAAATTAATTCCTTTATGATTAATTATATCTATTATCGATTTTCTTCAAAAGTTGTTCCTGATTTACCGATAACAAATCCAATCTCGATTCCCTGTACACCTTTAATTGGTACTAAGAATACAACACCACGTATGATTGCTTGATCCGTTGACTGTTGTGTTTGGACAGAATCATCAAAAATAGCTTCATATGTTTCTAATCCGTTTTCAGATTGTACACGTGAAAGATATGTTTTTATTTCAGATGCTAAGTTATTACGTGTAGCCGGAGTAAATGGGCGACCATAATATTTTCTGGTAATTATATCGAACTGAATTTTTGCCTCATTAACCAATCTTCTAACATTCAAGAATGATAAAGCAGAATCTTTACGTTGTAGTGTTCTGTTATTCATAACAACCGGAGAAGGTTCACCAACAATTTGAATTACAGAATTTACACGTGCATCATGTAAACGATCACGAAGTCCGATGTTATATCT